ATGTTGCTGATGATAGGCTTCTGGTACGAGAAACGAGAAGATAGTATCCGTAAAATGCCAACCCAAGCAGAGTTTTTGTTGCGGCCTTATAGGATAATGATATGATAGGCGAACTACGACACCGGGTTAAATTCCTATTCCCACTACAAGGCAGAGACGATACTACGGGCGCTGAAAAGCAAACGATCATCGAAAGCGCTGAGGTATGGGCTAGTGTGGAGTTTACAGCTATCGGTAGCGACGAAATGAATACAGCCGACAAGATTACACCAATAACATCGGCAAAGTTTACGATACGGTACAAGACCGGGATCAATACCGAAATGCAGATTTTGCACGACGGTCTGAAATACAAGATACTAAGCGTTTTACCTGACGCTAAACGATGCTACTTGCAATTAGAGACGGTACAAGTCGGATCATTGCGAGAAATGAGCTTAGTAGAGGCAGACGGGCAAACCTTGGTAGATGCAGCGGGTAACGCTTTTGTATGGGGCGCAAACGCTGATGATAACGCAAATTACACACCCCCGGCGCTGGTATTTACGAATGACAGTGACCAGGAGTTTACAATGGAATAGATGGCTACAAGGGCAAACCTTACGGAGATCGACGAAGTAATACGGAAAATGGAAAAGGCCGTTTCTGTATTCTCTAAGCGTGATCGTAAAGGATTGCTAACTAAAGCGGCGGCACCTGTAAGGAAAGAACTGCGAAGCAATACAAAAGTAAGGGATAGGAAAAATAGGCGCGTTAATGTAGTTGGGGGCAGAGCCTATAAACCCGGCAACTTAAGGCGATCAATGAAAACCCTTACCAAGCTCCGCAAGTCCTCATCTGTTTTTGTCGGGCCTGACTTTGGACGGGGCGCAAAAGCAAATGCAGACGGTTATTATTGGGCTATGGCATACGGTACGCCGTCCGGTAAAAAGCGATTAAACGGGGTTAAAAACTACCGAAGAGAGTTGTTGATACCGTCAGCACAACAAAGCGAAAAGGCATCTATTGAAGCATTCCGAAAAGACTTTGCTAAACGATTTGGAACACGAGCAGCACAACAAAAACTAAATGTCAGCTAAAAACCACATTGCGGCAGTATACCAGTTGTTAGTAGGTGACGCTGCGACGGTTGCGCTGGTTGGTACAAACATTTTCCCCGGTCAGATTCCGCAAAAGAACGGATACCCGGCGATTGTTTACAGCCAATTGTCAGAGGATATGATCGAATCGAAAGACGGGCCGATTAGTAACGGTCAACGGTTTACGCTTGAAATTTACGCGGCTATTGATGATGCAGCGGGTGGATACCCAAAGGCGCAAAGCATAGCGAACGCGGCAAAGAATAAATTGCAATGGTACAACGGAACGGTAAACGGATCGACGTACCAAATACGATTTGAAGATCAGAACGACGCGCCTTTTGAGGAAGAACCTGAGGCGTTTAAAATAATTCAGGATTACAGCCTGGAGGTACTTGGATAACAACAAAAACTTAATAAGATGGGCGTAATTAAAGGAACGAACATGCGGATTTATGACGGCACTGACCCACTGGGCTACGCTACGTCATGTTCTCTGTCAATGTCAGCGGAAACCACCGAGACAATCAGCAAGGATAATGTAAGCTCTTGGGCAGAATCCGAGATCGACACTAAATCCGCTACCTTAAGCTTTGAGGGCTTTGCCTCCGAAGATGTGACGATCAATGCCGTAACGGTGAAAAGCGTTGAGGACTTGTTTACCAAGTTCGCAGCAGGTACGGCTATCTCCTGGCGCTTCACTACTGACGTAAGCACGACGGTGGTGTACTCAGGCAGCGGATATATCACATCGTTTGATATCAGCGCTCCAGTAGGTGAAAACGCAACGTACAGCGGAACAATTACCGTAACGGGCGCGGTCACTCAGGGTAGTATTGCTTAATCAAAAACTCAACACAATATGAACACGGTAACATTACAGGGGAAAAAATACCCTATCAAGTACGGGCGGATGGCGCTAATTAAGGTAATGGAAATCACAGGGGCCAAAGGGCTTTCTGAATTGACAAAACTTGATGCACTTGGGCCTGACAAGTGGGGCGATTTTGTTCTCGCTGGCATCGCTAACGGGTGCAAGATTGAAAAAGTTGATGCCCCGACGATTGCGGCTGTTAATGATGAGTTAGACGAAAACCCATCTCTATACATGGACGCAATCAACCGCTTAGGTATGGATATTACGCCTGCTGACAAACCCGTTGCGGAGGGAAACTAAGTAATGAGGATATTCAGGCGATCGGCTTGGGTATCCTCAATATATCCTTAGATGACCTCTTCCTTTTGTCTGTCGCTGATGTGTTGCTGGCGCTAAAGTGGCGGCAATACTACGACGCGAAGATGAACGAGGGGAAGATCCGCAACGACTGGGAGCAAACGCGGCTACTTGCTGCCTATACTATCAGTCCCTACCGAAAGGAAAGATTAGAGAATGTTTCTGACCTTTTCCCTTTTGAATGGGATGACGCAAAACCCGAACTGACGGAGAAAGATTTGGAATTGATGGCCGAGCAGCGCCGGAAAATGGATGCACAAGTAATAGCAGAATACAATGGCCGGAAATGACATTAATATTAGGATTGGGGCAAAGCTTGACGGGCTACAACGCGATATTAAAAAGGCGCAAGGTAGTTTAACGAGGTTTGCAGACTTTGCAGAAAGTACCGGGCGTGACTTGTCGACCCGGCTTTCCTTGCCTATCCTTGGCGTTGGCGCGGCGGCTGTTACTTCTTTTGCTAAGTTTGAAAAGCTTGAATTAGGGCTAAAAGCTCTAGCAGACGAGGGTGAAGATACAGCGGAGACGCTAAGAAGGTTGCAAGAAATTGCACAACTACCTGGTATTAATTTAGATCAAGCGGCGCGGGGTTCTGCCCAACTTCGGGCGGTAGGTTTTGAAGCAGCGCAAGCGGAAGAGATTTTAAAAGGACTATCAAAAGCTGTTACGCTTTCTAGCGAAGGGCCAGAGGCGCTAGGTAGTGTTGTTCGTCAGTTGGTGCAAATGTCATCAAAGGGGCGTATCCTACAGGAAGACCTTAGTGTAATTCAGGAGAATGTACCTAGCATTGGGCTTGCTTTGACAGATGCTTTTGGTACAAGTAACATTGAAGCAATCCGGGAAACTGGTATATCAGCCCAACAATTTACAGCCGAGATTATCAAGGCTATTTCTACAAACGAAAAGTTCCAAAAAGCAACGGGCGGCCTATCTAACGAGTTCGACAACTTTGGGCAAGCGGTGCAATTCTCGTTATCTACACTAGGTAAGAGTATTGCGGAAAGTATCAACCTAAGCGGGATACTACAAAAGCTATCCGGGTTCCTTTCTAGGGTTACCCAGGCGTTTAGCGATTTATCACCATCTACGCAAAAGTTTATTATTGTTACAGCATTAGCGGCGGCGGCAATTGGGCCTTTATTACTAGGTCTTGGCGCTCTTGCTAAGGCTAATTTATTGATGTCAGCGGGACTGCAATTGCTTGGACGGTCTTTTACGGCTGTTTTCGCTAATCCAGTTGGGTTGGCTGTTCTGGCTATGGTTGGTCTTGCGTTGGCTGTTAAAACCGCTTACGAACGCTCTGAGACGTTCCGTAAAATTGTGGCGCAAATAGGCAGTACTTTAAAATCTATCTTTGCCCCTGTACTTAACGGCATTATAAAGCTTTACACCTCGCTCCGTGAGTCGGTAGGCGGTACGGGTGACGAATTTAATAAGTTTTTAGCGGTCGTTTCCGGCGTAATGACTGCGGCGCTGGAGTTTGTAAACATCTTTTTTGAAGGTGTAAAAGCTGGCGCTCAGGGCTTCGGATTACTACTTGAAGGAGAATTTAGGGCGGCGGGTGCAAAGTTTGGCGAAGCGATCACAAAGATAAACCCGGTAGGCGTAGCTATTACGCAAGGTAAGCGCCTTGGTAGTGCTTATCGTGACGCTTACGAAGAATCTTTAAGTTTTAGCACCCTTGCGGCTCCAGCTATTTCTTCGGGTGGTAGCGGTTCGGCTGATCTTAACGCGGTATTCGCCAACCTGCCAACGACCGCGCCTGTAACCCAAGCGGCAAACGAAACAGCTAAAGCGGTAGAAGAAATAGAGATAAATTTTAACCGGACTTCACGGGCGGCGGCAACCCTTACGGATGGACTAACAAGGGATTTACAGAGCCTTGACGGTATTGTGCAGATCAACGCCTCTAATTTAAGCGGGTACACTTCGTTTATCGGAACGTATCTTGATGAGTTGGATTTAGCGGCTGATAAAAATGCTGTTTTCGGGGATTCGTTCAACTTGCTATCCGAGAAAATAAATATTACCAAGTCTGCACTATCTGAGGCGGTGGAGTTGTTCGGGGCTAATAGTGTTGAGGTTGAAGAGCTTAAAAACAGGCTTTTCTTACTCAATGAAGAGTTCGCAAAGACAACAGAAAACCAAGCTAAGCAAGCAGAGATGGCGCAAATATTCGCAGACGGTATATCGTCAATAGGCGGGTCAATTGCTCAGATGGTCGCGGATGGTACAGCCTCTTTAAAGGCGTTTGCAAAGGCGGCGCTTTTGGCCATTGCTGATATTATCGGGGCGCTGATTAAGCAGGGGGTAGCGGCGGCTATTACCGGAAGTATTCAGACCGCACCTGGGCCTGTTGGCTTGGCATTAGCAGCGGCGGCCGGGGGTATTGCTTCGGGCTTACTTCGGGGCGCTATCGCAAAAATAAAGGTGCCAAAGCTTGCGGCGGGTGGTATCATTCCTCCAGGCTTCGAGGGCGACCGCTTCCCGGCTATGTTAAATAGTGGCGAAGCGGTTATTCCTTTGGATAAGCTATTTAGGGTGCTTGGCAACGGCGGCGGCCCTACTGAGTTTGTGGTACGTGGCGCTGACCTTGTGGCGGTGATGGGTAGGGCGAATTACAACAACAATAGAACAGGATTTTAATGGGCGCAATACTACAAGGCTATTTCTACGACAGATCAGGCACTCGCTACCGGGTGACGCTGGACAAGGCTGGCTTTGCGGGTGCTGCTACTGACTTTGATATTCGAGAGATAAAGCTCAACTACAAGGGCGACACAAACAATATTCATTCCCCTATCTTAACCAGCGCGGTAAAGGTAGATTTTTCTATTCCTGACGGCACCGTAGCGGCGATCTTTACAGGGCTAACGGGTGCAGCGGAAGAAGATTACAGGCTAAGGATTGATAAAGGCGGTAGCGATGCTTTATTTTGGGCGGGGTTCGTTATTCCCGACCAGGTAGTGATCCAAGACAAGCCCTATCCTTACGGCTTCTCCATTGAGGCGGTAGACGGATTGACACGCCTAAAAGATAAAGACTATTCAGGGACGGGTACAAATTGGGAGGACGAAGATACGATCTTG